TAAAAATATATAGACAATAGGTAAGTATGGGTGAAGCTGCAAAGATTTCTCTCAAGGCTATTGGAAAGCAGGATACATATCTTCTTTCCAAAGACCCAGATGATTCGTTCTTTAATTACAAAGAACTCTTGAGACATTCAGAGTTTAGAAAGTATCATAGAAGTCGGAACGTAGTAAATCCTGGGCAGGTACCCAAATGGCCATTCGGTCAAACACTAAAGGTCGAATTCAACCCGACAAACATGGGAGACCTTTTAAGTAATATGTGGTTGAGTATCACTATGCCCGGTATTACAGACGGTAACTATGCCGATCAATTGGGGAGACATATTCTCAAGAGTGTCACTATGTTTGTAGATGATATAGAAGTTGAAAAATTACATGATGATTGGGGTATCATTTACGATGATCTTTATTTAGAAATGTCTGAAAAAGTAGCCAATAGAGCACTTGTTAATAGAAACCTCGGTTTTGATAAATCGGTCGGTAACAGTATTTTCGCTCGTCAAAGTGCAGATCTAGTCGTACCTCTACATTTCTTCTTCTCTCGAAAATATGCGAGTGATGAACACGCTACAAATAAACCAAATCGCCCATACTTTCCAATCTGCGCTATTCATAAACAGAAAATTACCTTTGAACTCGAGTTTTATAACCAAGAATTCTACACAAATACAACCGATACACTTGAACTGCAATCATTTAATTTAGTGACGGAGGAAATTACATTAAGTGGTCAAGAACGACAGTATTTTGCTTCACGCCCGTTAACCATGACCAATGATATCGTAAAAAAACACCCAACAATTGTGAGTGAACTCAATAAAGACAGTATCAAAAATAATCTCGTACCAAATATCCCTGTGAAATGTTTACATTGGTTCTTGAGGAATACAAAGTTTGAGAATGCTGTAAGAAGTATAGGTGATGAACCCCTTATTTTGGGTGGTATCATAGATGGTACCGCGGGTGAAGATAAATTTGGTAGAGCAGTATCTATTTCTGGGAATGGAACTCGTGTGGCTATAGGTGGTTCCCTCAACGACGCAGATACGGGTGTTACAACAGCTAATAGGGGTCATGTAAAGATTTATGAGTATAACGCAACCACAAAAGCCTGGGTGCAATTGGGGTCGGATATTGTAGGTACTACAGATTTAGATCAACTTGGATTTTCCGTTTCTCTTTCCAATGATGGATCCCGGGTAGCTATCGGGTGCCCACACAGTGCGTCTGATAAGGGTCATGTTGAAATATACGATTATATCGTAGGTTCTGGGTGGTCAAAGGTGGGTACAAATATTGTTGGGGCGACAGCTGGTATGCGATACGGTTACTCGGTTTCCCTATCAAACGACGGTACCTATGTAGCCGTAGGTGCACCATTCGATGATACTACCGCATCAGATTCTGGTCTTGTCAACGTGTATAAATATGATTCTGTATGGACAAAGGTTGGAGCTGATATCGTTGGTGGAGGAGCTTCGTATAAGTTGGGTACAGCCGTTTCTATGAAGAATACAGTGGCATCTGGACCTATCGTGGCCATAGGTATTCCGGGTAATGATCAAGGAAAGGTTCGAGTATACGAATATGATAGTGGGACAGCTTGGGCTCTTGACGGGTCAGAAATAAGTGGTAAAACGACGGGTGACGCATTCGGGACATCTGTATCTATACCAGATGACGCTTCGAGAGTAGTCGCGGGAGGACCAGAGAATAGCAGTGGTACTGGATACATCAGAATATATGAATATAGTGTCAGTGACTGGAGTCAGATGGGTTCGGATATCAACGGTACAGCGGTTGGTGATAAATTTGGTACTTCGGTTTCATTCTCTGGTGATGGATCTCGTGTAGCCACAGGATCACCCGGAAATGGAAAGGGTGATATCAAGGTGTATGTGTATGAAAATAGTGTATGGACAAAACTGGGTGAGACAATCGTAGGAACCATCAATAATGATCAGTTTGGGCATTCGGTATCTTTATCGACAAACGGTTTACGAGTGGGTGTGGGTCCAGATGTAACTACAGGTGATACGAGAGGGTATGCATCCGTGTACGCTCTTCAAACGAGTGAAGAAGAAAAGTTCTTTATGCATAATAGATTTAACTTCTCATCGAGTGATAATTTTGACGAAAATACAACATTCTTCAACCCCATATTAGAGAGTGCACAGTTTTTCATATACGGAAATAAACTTCCCAACATTTCAAATACAAATCACAACTACTTTAAATATTTGGTACCTCACAGAAATCGATTGGCGCGACCAATCAGGAATATATACACGTATAGTTTCGCGATGAATCCAGTAAATGTGGAACCTTCGGGAAACTTGGACTTTAGTAGTATCGAATCAGATAAAACAGTATTTGAGGTTAAATTAGATAAAACGAAAATAGATATTACAAAGGAAACGTATACACTTCAAATGTATTACACGGGCTATCTAACATTCAAATTTGAAAATGGATCTATGTCAATTTCTTATTAAACAGTGAAGTCTTATGACTACTAATATAATCAATGATGTTGTTCTTGATACACCATTTGATGAAATTCAATTGCGCTAATGTTGTCTGAATTTCATGACCTGTCCCCGGAACAATATAAGGAAACTTCGTAGACCTACAAAATGGATCGAATAGTTTCTTACTGTACCCATCTAGACTCGACTTATATGCGCAGTGAACAGTGAACAACTTTCCATCAGTTGTTGTGTATGTTGTGTTATTTTTCTTGGCATAATTCGTGATGAACCATTCCAAGTTTCTCAATGAAATTCCGGATGTTTTGTCTAAAATGTTTAAAAGTTTAGTTCTATTCTTCTCTTCGTTATAAAAGTTGTTAATTGATGTTAGTAGAATATCGGTTTTACTCATTATTAAACATTGTATTTATATCTCTAAATACATTTGGGCGAATACACGCTGGACATTCGGGAACGAAAAGTTTGTCACTCCCATGTGTATGTGTATTTATACTCGTAAGATCCCTGTGCTTAATTTTAGTACCTTGTGATATATGTTTTCCACAATATCCATTGTGAAGACCCTTATGTGTACAACGATGGCCATTTGACTTTGTTCCTTTACACACCGATCCAGTATAATTTTCGGGCACGTCTCTCAATAATAGATCGAGTGGTATACCATGTTTCTTTGAAATGATTTCGGCATAATCACTTATGATTTCGTTGGCTCGTGTTTTCAATTCTTCATCAAACACCGTGATAAGTTTATCATAGGAACTCATTGCTTACTTCTATCTTGCTCGTATTTTTTAAATAGATCTTCAACAGAATTCTGTTTTTCGGTACTGTTTTTTAACCTCGATTTCAAATCGGTTATTTTCCCCGATGTGTCTAGGTTTCTCTTTTCACACTCTTCCACGAGTTGTTCCTTTTTCATGCCACTAAACCCAGGTTCTCTTTTCTTCTTGGGTGGTGCGTGTTGAGTGATGATTTCACCGAATATTTCCTCCTTGGTGTTTGTAAATAATGGATCTAGTAAATCACATACAGGATTCAGGAATTTATTGACAAAGTAATAGTGATAATCTACGGGTACATCATGCTCTTCGACATATTTAGGATCTTCAGATTTTTCAAAGGCTCGTGCTTTCGGGTCACCGGTTTTTGTGAGTAGATATGGGACCCGGTCACCTGATTGTGGTTCTGATCCAGGTTTCCTATCACGCATCTTATTGACAACCTGGACATGTGCTTGATTGATGTATATACTATCCGGGCTCGTTATGGAGACATTTTGTCCCTTCACCTTATACGAATCTGAAAGAGATTGACTCAATACCAGTTTATCATTAGGTATGTCGCCGGATAATAGTTCTATGGCGCGTTCTCTCGCGAGTTCGAGTGGTGGACCAGGGTCACTCGAGGTGAGAACTACATCTAAAAGCTCCTTACAAACCGCTCTCACGTGAGGTGTATTATCTCTGCGAACAACCTGAAGCCCCTTGATATCTATGTAATCCATGTGCATATTTCCATCCTTACCCTGCGTCCAAAGTTTCGCAGCGTACCTCTTCTTCGAGTACAAGAAATATGGCCAATAGACCTTCTCAAGTTCTAGGTTATTAGGCTTCTTGAAGAGGGCGCTACACTCAGTTGCCGCCCTTTCACCAATCTCCCAGCTGTATTTTACCGCATCTTCACCCGTCCGATCACCCACATCAAACTCAACCATCACAGAATCCGTGTCACCGTACCTTACCTTCGCACCCGGAAAGTTCTTTTCAACATATGTCTTTGTCTCTTCGATCATCTCACGCCCTCTACATGTCGTAGTAGATGCGATGGGAACACATGGAAGAATACCTTTACCCGCACCAGTAAATCCATACACCGAGTTCATACTGATTTTGTATGCCAACTGCTTACCGTTATAGACTTCTTTCATAGCACCCGTCGCGGCCGCCATATCTTTCTTCGCCTTTTTACGAAATTGCTTGAGCTCCAATAGAATGGCTGGTAAAAGACTCGGAACATTCTGTGCAAATTTATATGTCCTGTTACCAATGTTAAACGTCTCGTATGTAACACCAGGAATATTCCCATAATCCTTCTCATTCATAACATAGGAAGAGTAACATAGATTATGGGCCATCATGATACTCGGATACAGTGCTTCAAAATCCAGGGCTGTGATGGGTGTATAATAGGCTCCTTTTTGAGCGTCAAGTACAGTTGCACCTTCGTAGGGTTCTTCGGGTATAGCACCCCATCGAATCGTTGGTACCATAAATCCTAGTTCTCGAGCCTTTTTAGTCAACTGACTAAAAACCTTAATCTGCTGTCCACGCTCTACGAGGAAACATAGGGGTACCCATGTCGCCTTGGCCATCTCTAGGAGATTGAGTAAGATGCACAACTTCCTCATAAGTTTATGTGGGAGGAGTGTATCCTTGATACAATACTCTGCGACTTCGCCAAGCTTTTTTGGATCTTCTTCTATAAATCGAGCAAACATTTCTTTTGGTGGCATGTCAATCTTTTGATCTCCGAGGTACAATTTAGACACATTATTTAGACTATACGAATCGAGTTTATACCCCTTCTTCACTTCATGGAATAAATCGAAAACAAACCGACCGGACATTGGAAGGAGTTTCAGTGTATTATCACCTAAAGCACTCGAACTCAATTTTTTAATTGAAATATCACAAATCTGATCCTTCAATTTTCCAAGTCTGAAAAAATCGGGGTTACATCCGAGTAAGTGTGCCCGTGTGTGAATATAGTTGAAATCGAAACCGAAGACGTTCCACCCCGTGATGATATCAATGTCCTTTTTTTGCATGTATTTTTGAAAAGCTTCGAGCATTTCCCTCTCTGTATCAAAACTCACAACATCATCACCTTCGGTTTTTTTGTAACATAGACAAACCTTCTCATAGGGTTCATCTTCACCAAATTTACAAAGTGAAACCGCAATCTGAAAACACGCATCACCCATGATGGTTGGATCGGGAAATTTACCAGTGGAACTATTACATTCAATATCAAATGATGCGACTACAAATGGGGCGATATCATCTCTCTCAACGGGTTTGAGTGTATTCCATTTATTACAATATAGATCAATATCCACATTCGCGAGATATGAACGAACACATTTGTCACCACTATCAAGCCACCCAGTAGATTGAATACCGGTTCTATGCATCAGGCGAAGTACGGGGTCTAGGTTTGATTCGTACACCTTTAGTTTTACCATCCCAGATGAAATGCTTAATGCATTTTTTAGAAAGTAATCAACACGTCGTCTCATCGCTAAATTTACAAAATCAATTTTCATGTACGCAAACTCTTCACTATTCTGAAACCCCCAAACATCTTTAGCTTTCATGATTGAATATGATACAAGACATTCAGGACATTTTCTATTTATGATATCGAATATCTCTTGTGCCGTCTTTTGTGTAGCACCCCTAGGAAACTTAACGAAAAAGTACGGTGTAAATGCGGTGGTGACACATACCGATTTACCTTCCTGAGTTTTTCCAAATATACTCACTAAATGCTCATCATCGACATCTCTGGCTTCCCAAGTCAAGGCCTGAAAAATCACCATCGCTTATGTATATCTTGAGCCAAAATTTTAATATCGTTTATTAATAAATGTCAGCCGCTTTAATAGAGCTTGTGTCTGTAGGTGCCCAGGATGTATTCATCACTGGCGATCCTGAGGTTAGCTTTTTTCGACAAAACTACAAACGCCATACTAACTTCGCTATGAAGCCCGAGCGTATGGATTACATCGGTACATTCGGTGCCAACAATGAGATTACCATCCCCATTCGTTCGAAGGGTGACCTCATGAGTTACATCTGGATCGAGGATACCAATATCGCCAACATCCAAACGAACACCAACGGTCTGTTCTCCGCGGATGCGGCGGGTCCTACTGAATTCAGTCTGTGGATCGGTGGTCAGAAGGTGTCTCAACTCGACTCCCTTTTCATCCA